AAAGAGCTGATATGCAAGAAGGTGCCCAAGAGCTTGAGTGGGAAACTGAAGCGTATAAAAACAGTTAGGTATGAGTTTTAAAATGAAAAAAGATTTATGGGGGTTGTATAATTCGGCAGAATCGGCTACCCGACAAGGAAATTCTTCCGCGACCCCCATTACTAAAAAGGCTTCGCCCTTACAAATGAACACAACTCTTGTGGCTGGTGCGGCTGCTCTTGGCAACAGTGAAGCATTTAATGATGTATCTCCACAATTTTCTAAGTTTTACAGCGAGGAAAAAGAGCCTGAGGCTGAAAACTTAAATGAAAATAGCGGCGGAGAGCAAGATAAAGAATCAGAAGAAAATTCAGAAGTATAATGAGAAAACCAATTACACAAAAAGCTAAGTCGCCATTAAAGCAAACAGATGAAGTAACTTTAGGAACGACCACCACGTCTACATCGGCTGGTGAAGACATTACTACAGAAGTTTCTAAGCCTGGTAAAGTCATAGGAAGTGGCTATAGTGGCAAAAAGATGAGCAATGAAGCTTGGAAAAAATATTTAGCCAACGAAACGCCCGAGCAAAAAGCAAAGCGCCATGCAAGAGAAGTTAATGATGGTGTTAGAGAAGCCGCAACAACAGAAACTATTGTAACAAAAGGTGATCCTGTAACAACTACTGAAAAAGAACAGTATACTCCCCAAATACGAGATAAGACTACGGCTATTACGCCTTGGGAAAATCGGTTTAACATGCGCACTGCCCGCCAAAGCGAACGCTTTTCGCGTAATGAAGCTAAACGCGATCTACGACGCAATGCTAACGAGGCTTCAAGAAGAGCTCGCCGTGATGATGGCATGAGCTACGCAGATTCTAAACGATTGAAGCGTAATATTATGAAAGGGGATAACCTTGACGATAAGCAACAAACCTTATATGATGCTTCACGTGGTTTAAATAAAGAAGCAAATACAGTTTATAGCACAGACGCACAGCAAAGTCAATTTGATCAAGCTGCAATGCGTGGAGAAGAAGTTAATAATACAGCTAGAAACATTAATACAGCAGACCTTAGTACAACTGAGGGACAAACTGCACTTGCGAATAACGCAATAACTTCGCCGGATGCTAAGGTAGATGTAAAAACTAAAAAAGTAAAATCTGCAGCAGCAATGCGTTATAAAAGCAATGTAGGTATTAAACCTAGCAGCGCGATGAAAAAAGGATACTTTAAAGGTAAATAGCATGGCATACGTACAACACAACTCACCTTTCAAAGCGAAAGGCGACGCCCCATCACGTAAAAAATCAGAAGGAAACTATAACGAAGTTCGTTCGGCAAGTGCTACAGGTGCTGCCGCTGGTGGCGGAATGACAGAAAAAGGCGTTAAAAATTATAAAAAGAACAATCCAGGTAGTAAATTGCAGACAGCAGTAACTACTCCGCCTTCAAAGTTAAAGGCAGGAAGCAAGGCCGCAAAGCGCCGTAAAGCATTTTGTGCTCGCTCAAAAAGTTGGACAAGTGAACGTGGTAGAGCAGCACGCCGTAGATGGAACTGCTAATTTTAAAATAAAACAATTAAATTAAATTAAATCAAATGGGAAAGAAGAAAGAAGCGGTTGCTAAAGCAATCACAGCAGACGAGCTAACTGAAGTACAAAAGTACGTTAACGCTCTACAGCAGATTCAAATGCAAATTGGTGCATCGGAAATGCAAAAGAACGAGCTTATGGATAATGTTAAAGCATTGCGCACTAAGCTAGCTGAGGTACAAGCTGATCTAGAAAAAACTTATGGAGACGTAAGTATCAACTTACAAGATGGGGCTATCACTCCTAATGATGCAGATAATAAGGAAGCTTAGTATCGGCAAGGACTATAAAAATGACGCCATGCACTATTCTGTTGGACAGGAAGTGTATGGCGGTCATACTATAGTTAACATATTAGAAGAGGAAGATAAGTACTCTGTCTATATTCAAAAAGGAGATTTGGTAATGCCGTGGAAAGACTTTAATAAGAACATGGCTATCTCTATTGAATATGATCTTAAGTGGTAATGCAAAGCATATACAACTTTATGGTATCTCCGTATGCTAAGAGAACCACATCAGAAAAAGAAATAAATGGTGTAACACTGTTGTTAAATACAGAATTACAAAACCATCTTTATACTAGCAGACACGGAGTGGTCAAAGCTATACCCAAAGTAAACGATTTAGGGTTGCTTCCTGGTGATGAAGTTATTGTTCATCATAACGTCTTTAGAAGATTTAGAGATGTAAGAGGCGCTGAAAAGAACAGCCGCTCATATTACGAAGAGGATAAGTACTTTGTATACCCTGATCAGATATATGCGTTTAAACGTGATGGAGAATGGAAACCTGTAGCGGGTTTCATATTCGTTAAGCCTATGTTAGACGAGCGTATGTTTTCCGAACATAACGAACTTCCTTTGATAGGAAAAGTTAAATACGCTTACGAAGGGTTTGAAAGTGGAGAGCTTATAGGGTTTACACCTGGTACAGAATACGAATTTAATATTGAAGGGGAGAAGGTTTACCGTGTTCCCGCAAATCGAATTACAATCAAGTATGGACACCAAGCAAGCGAAAAAGAATATAATCCTAGCTGGTCGCAAAGCAGTTGAGGAACTTATAAAGGTTGCGCAAGAAAAAATCATTACCAATACGGAAGATGATGTTTCTGCTGACCGCTTAAAAAATGCTGCTGCGACTAAAAAGCTAGCAATCTTTGACGCGTTTGAAATACTTACTCGCATCGAAGAGGAAGAGCGCATACTTGAGAACAAACCGAAAGAAGAAAAAGAAAAGAAAACATTCTCAGGGTTTGCTGAAAAAAGATCTAGGTAATGTATGAGCAAAGCCTAGTAAAAGTTGTTGAGCCTGTAAAGCTTACAACAATCAGCAGATTAAATAGATCCAAGTCTTGGAAATATGGTTACAACAAGGAACACGATATAGTTGTTATCAGTAAGACTGGGCAGATAGGGCAAATACTAGAAGTGCAAAACTTGTGTATAGCATTGCCGCCAGCACCGAAAGGATTAACTAAAGGCTTAGATAAATGGGCTGTTCAGGAGTATCCTAAAGAGCTTAAAAGAATCAAGAGTATATTTGATTGGCAAACCTATCCAGATGAGTTTAAGAGCAATTGGGAGGGATACATTGATGAAGAATTCAACAGGCGTGATGGCGGTTACTGGTTTTATAACAAGGGGACTCCTACTTATATCACTGGGACTCATTACATGTACTTGCAGTGGAGTAAGATTGATGTCGGTAATCCCGACTACCGTGAAGCAAACAGACTCTTCTTTATATTTTGGGAAGCCTGTAAAGCCGATACAAGAAGCTACGGAATGTGCTATCTTAAGAACAGACGGAGTGGATTCTCATTTATGGCTTCAGGAGAAACAGTCAACTTGGCGACCATCTCCAGTGATGCCAGATTTGGTATACTATCAAAGTCAGGTAGTGATGCCAAAAAAATGTTTACCGATAAAGTTGTACCGATATCCGTTAACTACCCGTTTTTCTTCAAACCTATACAAGATGGTATGGATAGACCGAAGACTGAACTGGCATATAGGGTTCCTGCTTCTAAGCTAACCCGTAAATCGATTCAGGCAAAGGAAAAGCAAATAGAGCTTGAGGGTCTTGATACAACTATTGACTGGAAGAATACGGGAGACAACTCTTATGATGGGGAGAAGCTAAAGCTTTTAGTGCATGATGAGAGTGGTAAATGGGAAAGACCGGATAACATATTAAACAACTGGCGAGTTACAAAAACTACGTTACGTTTGGGAGCTAGAATTATAGGCAAGTGTTTAATGGGTTCGACATCGAATTCATTAGATAAAGGAGGTGAGAACTTCAAAAAGTTATATAATGACTCTGACGTAAGTAAAAGAAACTCGAATGGCCAAACTAAATCTGGGCTATATTCACTCTTTATACCTATGGAGTGGAACTACGAAGGATTTATTGATCAGTATGGACAACCAGTATTTAATACCCCTGAAGAAAAAGTGTTAGATCCTTTTGGGGACACTATTGAACAAGGGGTTATAGATTACTGGAACAATGAAGTTGAAGGTCTTAAGCAAGACCAAGACGGTTTGAACGAATATTACCGCCAGTTTCCACGTACAGAAGAACACGCGTTTAGAGATGAAACAAAAAATAGCTTGTTTAATCTTGCAAAAATATACGAACAGGTTGATTATAATGAAGATCTGCGTAATACTAATGTTGTAACCACTGGTAATTTTCAGTGGGTTAACGGTGTGAAAGATACAAAAGTTGTGTTTATGCCAACTCCTCAGGGAAGATTTAAAGTGTCCTGGATACCAGGAGCTGAACTTCAGAACAGGCAAATCACAAAAAATGGTGTTAAATACCCGGGCAATGAACACGTCGGCGCATTTGGTTGCGATAGTTACGACATATCAGGAACTACCGACGGCAAAGGTTCAAAAGGAGCTTTACACGGGCTCACTAAGTTTACTATGGAAGATGCACCACCAAGTTCATTCTTCCTTGAATATATAGCCAGACCACAAACCGCTGAAATATTTTTTGAAGATGTATTAATGGCCTGTATTTTTTACGGTATGCCTATACTAGCAGAGAATAACAAACCTAGGTTGCTTTATCATTTTAAGCGCCGCGGTTACAGAGGATACTCTATGAACCGACCGGATAGACTTTGGAACAAGCTATCAGTAACGGAAAAAGAAATTGGTGGTGTTCCTAACTCGAGCGAGGATATGAAACAAGCACACGCTGCAGCAATTGAAATGTACGTAGATAAGTACGTAGGTTTAATGGAAGACGGGCAGTATGGCAACATGTACTTTAACGAAACACTAAACGACTGGTCTAAGTTTGATATAAACAAACGTACTAAATATGATGCCGCAATAAGTTCAGGCTTAGCAATAATGGCATGTAACAAAGAGTTGTATAGGCCAGTAGGTAAATTAGAAAGAACAAAGTTGAATATAAAGATTTCAAAATTCCGTCAAGAGGGTTTGAGTTCAGAAATAATAAAATAATTTATGGTTAAGTCGGTTTCAAATAGCGCTTTCCCCAGCCAAATAGCTAGCGATGCTGAAAAGATGTCGCAGGAGTATGGGTTGCAAGTAGGTAGAGCTATTCAAAACGAATGGTTCTCGAGTAATTCGGGTACTACTCGTTTCAGAAGCAACCAAAATACGTTTCATAACCTGAGATTGTATGCGCGTGGTGAGCAAAGCGTTCAGAAATATAAAGATGAGCTATCTGTAAATGGTGATTTGTCTTACTTAAACCTCGACTGGAAGCCAGTACCTATATTATCT